AACAGGCGCCTCTTGTCACGACGCTGACGTGGATGTCGTTGCCTGTGTATTCTGTGAACACGACTGCACCAACAAGATCACCGTCTCGCTCAAAGCCAAATGCTTGAAAGTTTGCCCATTGGACATTCCCTTCGAGCTTTGGTTTTGCCCACTTTGCAATGCGGTGTTTGTCATCCGTTATTACCTCAATCATTAGCTAGTCAGAACGCTGACCGCCATCGTGACCTCAAGGGCAGACCCTGATGAATTGTTTGTTACGATAAAGCCAATAGATTTAGAGGCTGATGTTGCATCTACTTCTATTGGTGTACCGATAGTGAACTCGTTTACTGTTGAACTTACGCTGTATGTACTGCCGAAACCTGTACCGTTTACCGCTACCTGTACGGAACAAGTACCTGATGTTGTTTGCAGGGATAGTCCATCAATCTGTATCTTCTGTTTAAAGATACGTTTAACTGTATATGTTGTGTTTGTTGGTGTTGTGACTTTATCGTAGTAGCTATCACTCGCCAGCAAAGAAGGAAGCTGAGATGAGGGCAGACGTCCCGTACTGTCGAGTGATGCAACTCCATTGGCGGCACCCTTTTGGGTGACGGCAATTACAGACGACAAGTCGACTGTACCATATTCTAGCGCGGTTCCAGTGCCGTTTACTTTTACGAACTGTCCAGAGTTTGCCGTTGTGAATGTAGGCAGGGAGCTTTCTGGTGACGTTTTCAGCCACTGAGTTCCATCGTAGAATTTAAGTTGGTTCGGTGTCACAGACGTATCATGCCAAATGTCACCAGTAGAGGGGCTATTTGGTGAATTAGATGATACTGTGAGTTTTGCTTTTGCACCGAGGTCTGTCGTAAGATCGACAACTTTTGCCTGTGGAATGGATGAGTTGTCTATTTTTATTTTAGCAAGTTGGATCAGGCCACTGTCTGTATGTACAAACTCCTCTTCAAACATCATACCAGTAACAGCTTGGACAGATGTGTTCTCAACTGTGATGATTGAGACAGTGTTGCCAGAGGCGACAGTGCTATTAAATGTTACAGTGTTTGTAGACGGTGATGTTGTATAATCGTTAGCTCCACCTTCGCGCTGTAAGATACCGTTTTTGTAAACTTGTAGCTTAGTGTTCTCGTCGTGAACAAAGGCAAACACTGTTTGGCTGGATGTTGTATCAGTGTCTGAGCGGTTGAAGCCAGTGATGGCTGTGGCACGCACTTTAAAGACGCTAACAACGTCGCCTGTGGATAAGCCGCTGTTGAATACAACTGCGCCTGCACTTGATGATCCGCCTGCCACATTGGTTGTGTAGTCGAAAGATGAGCCGTTACGTTTTAATACGCCGTCGACGTAAACCAGTAGCTCGTCTGTGGTATCGTGAGCGTAATCAAAGCTAGTTTGTGCAGACGTGGCAGTGAAGTCTACACGCCCGAAAAGAATAGGTGCGCCGATTGAACCGAAGTCTTGTCCTGATGGGCCACGTAAGTCTGCGGCGGCTACCAGTGTAATCCATCCGTCTGTACTGTTTGTGTATTCGCCTACGCGGTACTCAATGTCTCCGCCTGTATTCTTCTGAAGCTCAATAGGGCCATCAAAGTTACCGTTGGCATCAAATATCTTAGCCAGCAGTTCGCCGACTGTGTTGTTGCCCAACTCAGCAGAGTTAAGGTATCGAATGACACCTTCAAATTCATTGTTTATATTCCCACTTGAGCCATAGTTCTGGGGAAATTGTTGTCTAATACGAGCCATTTTATGTCCTCACGGTCACTGCGAAACCGATAATGCGAAGCAGACCACCGCCTCCTTGTGTTTTAATGCGGTATTGAGCCGCGCGATAACGATGTGACCACTTGCGTTCATACTGTTTGGATAGTGGCACATCCTCGAAGTAGTTGTCGTCCGAGGTATCATCGACTTCGAAAACTAATGATCCTAATGTTCTTCCATCTTCGTCTTGGGCATCCATTGTGATAATGCCCTTCCCAGACGCTTGCACGATAACGCTCTGCGTCTCTTTTGTTTCTTCAAGGCTCCCATGCCAGAGCAGGGGTGTGACAACTTCCATATCGGGGGTAAACGCGTTTTCATTGTCCTCCTCGACCTTGAGAACTTCGTATAGCCCACCTGTCGTTCCGTAGATGAGCTTGCCGTTTAAGAATGATCCACATCGTGCGTTGAGAAAATCTCCCGTATTGAATTTTGGAACAGCCTGTCCGCCCTCTGGGTTCATAGCCAGCGTTAGACGTTTGCAAAGCTGGCCTCCAGCTTGTGGGAAGAAGACGTGATATTGCGCAGTGTCTTGGTCAAAGACCGCGCTCAATGTTTCCGGGTTCTCGACGGAGGCAAATAGCTCGCGATAGAGCAGGTCGATCTTGTCCGACAGGCTGTAAGAATACACGAGTATCCCGTTGTCCTCCGATCTCTTGATCGAATGGATACCAGATCGCGAGCAGTATAGGAGGTCTGTTCCCGCGTTCGCGATAGTATTGTGGCTGATACAGCCAATGTTTATGTTTGCGTTGTCGTCGATCACCCATCGGTCAATATCCGGGTCTATCCTGTAAATGATGCTTCGGTCTGCCGTGAACACTACAAGACGATTTTGCTCGAACGTCCCAAGGCCAGTGATCTGGTCAGCAGTACCTAGCAAGTTTGCTACGTCGATGAAGCCAGCGCGTAAAACATTCGTGCTGGCCGGGTCTTCATCATCGGGGAAGAGTTCGTCTTGGTCTACCCTACTCAAATGTACTTGTGTTTCACGCCCCGGAATACCAGCTACAGCCAACCTACGTTGTACAGAAGTGATGTACGCAGGTTTCATTTCGTTGACTGATGGTGACTGGTTGCGTGTGAATTGGATACCGTTGTAACGGTACATAGGTCTTGATCGCGCCGCTAAGTGTACGGCTTGGTTGAAGACAGTGCTGGTAACGATAGCCGCTGTTGGGTGTACGTCTTCTAAGACGTGATCACGTTCTGACTTAAAGTTAAGACCAGAGCCTGTTTCTTCTACCCAGCATATTTCGTCAGAGCCAAAGAAGCGTGTATGTTTTACTTTGAACTCACCTTTGCGAAACTTGCAGGAAGCGTCACGTACCATCTGGCCTCGCCAGTCAGACGAGGCGTTATTGATCTTAGTGACGTGCTGGTCTTTGCCAGTGTCTAGGCTCGTGATGTCACGAGACGTATCGAGACCTTGAAAGTTCTCATAAGCAAACGTCTTGGCTTTGATCCCGCTTCGTGACTTCGTTGTGCTAGTCATTAGTAGCTAACCGTCCCATTGCTCGCGTTTGTTTTGCCGCCGTTTAGATTACGTTTGTTCGTGCCATCGTCGACAACAGTCATCTGTATCTTGGTGTTGCCGTTCTTGGCTTGCCATAGTTCACGGTTAAGGGTCGCAAAGTATGTGGGCATGTACATCTGCATCTTCTCACTGCCTTGTTGAAGGGCGTAGTGATAAAGCAAACCTTGCACCATGATGATGTCTTTGATTTTACGGACGTCTGTGGCCGACTGGTAGTAGTCAATGGCTACATTGTCGTAGTACGGATGAGCGCGAATGTCGTCGATGATCATGTTGGCGAACTCGATAAACATAAGCATCACATCACCGTCCACCGTGCCGGGATGAAAGTCTCCAAAACGTCTCAAGGCTTGCATAGCTAGAGTGTTTAGCGGCGAGTTTACTTCGCGTATGTGGGGGTTTGTGTCGCTTTGTACCATGAGTTACCTCTTACGGACAATTCGTGCGTTCATGACAAAGTGGTTCTTCTCGAAGCGTTCGACGTCGTCTGCCTGCACTTCGTATTCTAAACGTCCACTTTGGAAATTTCGTATAGGGCCAATGCCTGCGACTGCGAACATAGATGGTTCTTTTTCGCGGCTTTCAAACCAAACAACAGCGTCTTTCGCAGGTGCCTTTTCAACCTTTGCAGGCTTTGTTTCGACCCAAGCCTCGTTTTCTGGTGTGTTAGGGTCGTCTGCAATAAATGCGCCCGTGTCTGTGCGTGCGCGGGTCTTAGTTGTTTTCTTGGTCACAGTCTTTTTCGTTTGCGCCATAAGTTTCTCCTAAAAATTAAGGGGGCAAGATGCCCCCTTAATATCGCTTGTTTTAGCAGACTGGTCGTCCCACTTAGTTTTTGCGTGCTGACCAGTTTTTGATGTAGGCGTGGGTTTTGTCTTGCAGAAGTTCCAGACCACATTCGGTCAGGTACTCGTGCTTGACGCTATCCGCGTCTACCGCTTGACGGTTCTCCAGAAGCTGGGTGTCGCGACCTTCTAGGTGACGATAAACCAGATAAGGGAAGTCAACGATGATCATAGCGTTAGCCATGTTCGGGATTTGACGGAACTGCGGGTGCAGGTGAACCATCAAGTCTCCAGCGAACGTGTTGTAACGTGTCAAGTTGACGCCGTAGGCACCTTCCATTGCTGTTGGTTGCCAGCGATCTTTGCCGTACTGTTGCAAGTGGTTTGCAACATTTTCGCCAACGAAAGCGATCTTTTGCTTAGAGCCAAACTTAAAGACTGTAGAGATCAGTAGGCTGTCAAAGCCTTCCTCAGTCATAGTCCCTGCGTTAGAGCCACCGTAAGACGCGTGGTCTGTAGTGACGTCAACCACATTGCTCAAGCTGTTCAACAAACCGCCAGTGTAGCGAGTTGGCTGTGCAGTAGAGCCGTTAGCTTCGTGCTTTTGACCGAAGAACATTGCACGCTCGATGTCAGACATGTGGAGCTTGAGTGCTTTGGTCATCGCTTCGTCCAGCTTGTCGCCAGTCCGTAGGTATGTGCTTTGCATCGTATTTGTTACGGCGAAAGCTGTACGGAAAATCTGGGTGAAGTTGGATGATACTGTTGCATCGAAGCTAATAGCAGTCGGAGAGCTTCCACCCTCTTGTGCGGCAAAGCCAGCAATGAACATGTCAGCGTTATCAGCAATCTGGTGTGATGTGCCGCCAATGTTACGAGCCACAGTCAGCGTAGTTGCTGTTGTGTCCGCAGTGACGTGCATAACTTCGCCAGTTTCGCTGTTGACAACGATTGCGCCATTGATAGCGAATTTGTTGTCGTCAGACGCATCAATAGTAATAGACGTAGTAGACGTAGAGGCTACTGCACCGTTTACTTTTAGTTTGCGCTCCGGCAGTTCGTCACGGAAGTTTTTGTATTCCGGGTCGTCTGTCGGTTCTGATGAACCCATTGCAAGCATCGCGTTTAGCGGTGCGTTACCATTTGGTTCGAGAAGTGTGAATAATTCACGATAGTTTTTTGGGCGGAAGTCTGAGGTAAACTCACCTGTTCCGCGCAATCCTTGAATAGCCGCCATGATGGGCCTCCATTATTTTAAGTTGCGGTTCAGCGAGCCACGCGGGAAAATCCATCGCATTGCCCTATATTGTTAGCTGGCTGGGCCGAGGCGCAACCGTCTGTGCTATGTGTAGTATAGGACGTACAAATATAGTTTTCGTCCCTATTCACAAAAAAACGCCACGGGGTTTAGCCGTGGCGTAGTTAAGGAGGAGGTAATGTCGTCTAAGCCATGCCTTTCTTTTGCATAGCCATAGTCGCGAGCTTGTCGAAAGTGTTTCCACCATCTCCGGCTCCCGCTTCTGCGCTTGATCCCGCTGAAGGTGTTGAACCCATTGAGCCAGTATAGGCTTGGCGACGCTGTGCTATTGCACGCATTCGCTCCATCTCAGGGCTATCCATATTGTTCTTGAAGTCTGTCATCACCTTGATGGTGAGTTGAGGGTCGACAAAGTCTTCCATAGTGAAGCCTCGTTCTGCCGCAAAGACCATGAAGTCGTTAGCCTTATCGTCTGCCAGACCGAGAGCAGTCTGTACTTTGTCGATGTTATTCGAAATTGATTGACGCATTGCGTTGATTTGCTGGCTTTGTGCGCCCTGCATTCCTTGCTTCGCCGCGTCTGCAACACCATTGGACTGTGCCAATACCGCTTGTAGCATTTGTTGCGTCTGTGCAAGTTGCTGTTGCATCTGTGCCATGCCCTGACCTTGTGAAGCCATCATATCTTTATAGCCGGGGGGTAGGGATGCCGCGTTATCTTCTTCCCATTTTGACATAATGGCGTCCATGTCGCCACCTTTGAGAGCCGCAGTTTTATTGTAATCGCCAGACTTTTCGCCGTCTGTGTTACCCATAACAGGGTTAGGCTCACCAGCTTTTTGTAAGTTGGTTAAAGTTTCTGCGACCTGCTTGCTGGTCATGTTGGGATTGGCACGCATGTACTGCTCAACCACGTCCATGACGGGTTTGTACTGTGCGTTCTTGTAGTTCATCGCGCTGTAACGCTCGAACGTAGATTTGATTTGTTGAGGTGTTAGTTTGCGATTGTTGCCTTCGCCGAAGTCTACCTCGTAAATAATTGCTTCAGCGGAAATTTTATCGCCTTCAGTGTCGGGAGAGCCTTTCTCAGCCGCTTGGCCTTCTGCGCTATCCTTCTTCTCTGGTTTTGGTGCGGCAGGGGCTGGTTGCGCCTGTTGCGGTTCTACGCCCATATTTCTGGAGGCGATGCCATCTACCATCGCGGCCATTGCTTGGGGGTCTTGTGGGTTTGCCATTTTATTCTCCTATCCCAGCCGAAGCGGGGGATTGTTTCTGATGTTGTATTATGTGTTAAGTGGTTTGCTGTTGTCGTCCGCAGAATGAAGGGCAATGTCACCCTCTAGTTTCTGTCGCAGACGTACAGGAAGTTCTAACATCTGCTTTGCGGCCCATATTGAGCCACGGCGGAAGTTAATCTCATCGAGTTCCATTGATGGTGTTTCCGCAATAGACATTGCAGACGCCAAAATTTCCTCGTGCATGATTTCCATGACGACTGTCCAACCCTTAGAATTTAGTAGGTTGTCGACCGCCTTTAACTTGGCGGATGGCGTCATGTGCGTTTGGCTTTTTTGCCTTTACGAACTACTGCTTTGCCAGCCATGACTGCGCCATGACCTTTTTTATTGGCAGGCGTATGTACTGCCGAGCCTTTTGGGTAATACTTGTCTGCGTTACCGTTGTTCATTCCCATGTCATTCTCCTTATGATGAGAGTATGATAGAAGATACAGACGTTATGTTCGTCCCTATCTGGCATAATTTTCTATCAGTCTGTCGATCTTTGCATCGAGGGCGTCAAGCCTATCCATGACACGGTTTATGTCGTTGTGTACTTCGGACTTAGTGATGTATTCTTTGGCCATCTCTTCGCGTGTGCGGTTTAGTAATATTTGCAGACGCTTCTGCTCTTCGACATAGTTACGGAGCATCCATCCGACAAAGCCAATTAAGCCTGTCAGTGCGCCACTCCATAATATGTCGAACTGCATATCCATTAGGGCTTAGTGGGCCACACTGCATCATCCATGCTTGTTGCAGACGCTGGAACATCGCGTAGTGCCTGACGATACGCAGTTTGCTCATCAGACATAGTAAGGTCAGAAGACGCCCACCAATCTGTTTCAGCAATCAAACGATCACGTTCAGCCCGTACCTCTGCCATTGGCTCGGCGGCTGTTAGCTCTGTCTGTTTCGCAGATACGGCAGACCATGTTGTACCCCAATCATCAGGGTCTGAACTTTCAATGGCTGAACCATTGGCATCCGCTCCTGTGACTTTCGCAAACATAGTCGCAAATTCTGCTTCGGTTGTAGGCTCTCCACGGAGAACCCATTCTGTGATGCCTAACTCTGTTAGGGCTTGTGCTACTGATGCCATCTTTGTTTCTCCTATAAGATTACCAGTTGTTAATAATTAGCCAGCTATTTCTATTAGTGTTATATGTCCATTGTTGCCATCTTTTTGCACATCAAGTCTCCCACTACTGGCTTCTTTTTTAAATTGAGGTTTGTAAGTCACTGATGATGTTGTAGATGGTGAATCTACATAGCTTATATCATAAGTAATAGCTCTATGATCATTATCACCAAGCCCAGCAGTTACTTGTTGCATACATTCATACAGTTCAGTGGTGTTACGCATAAGGCGTACAGAAACTTTATCAGGGTCACCAACAGTATTCCCTGCCTGAGAAGTCATCACAAGAATTTTACTTGTAGATGATGTTGGGGTTATAGAGAGAGCAACACCCATATCTGCATATGTGTTTGTGCTTGAATTTGATAATCCGCTTTGAGTAATTCCACTTACAACCTGCAACACAGAACCACTCGGCATATCATCCGTACTCAGATTAAAGTCTGTTAGATCGGAAATAGATTGGTTATTTAATGTAGTTAATGCCATGTCTGATTACCCTCCTATTTCCATAATTGTCATTTGTGATGGGGCGTTATAGTTATTTACCCTTGCTGTTCCACTGCCGTTTGAGGGTTGAAACCGAAACTCATAAGTTCTAG